ACCCTTCCAGTTCGCACTGGTACTCTCCGTAAATTTTAAATCATATGGGGGGAACCACATAACTCTACCCCCATTTGGTCCTCTTTCACAAACAGGTAAATCTGATACTGTATATCCCGGTCTGTTTGATGTTCTCCACGCCAAGTTTTCAATCGAAAACATGTATTTCTTAGCGTATTCACCATTCACACCTCCCATTACCAAATTTGTCGAATCTTTACCTCCCTCTCTTTTGTTCGGTACAATGTTTAAATTATATGTTTTATCAAAAACAGAATAACTAAATCTTCTACCTTCTGTTGTAATACCATCCGTTTTTTGTAAATCATTATGTTGAAGATATGGTGTGTCTTTTGCAAAAACCCTACAATACTCCGCCCCTTTCTCTTGTCCAATTTCACCCACATATGATAATACTCTAGAACCCTTTGTAAGTTCTTTATACCCGTCATTAAACACTTTGCTGACTTGGTCTATAGCATTACCCACATGTTGTAATCTTTTACCTCCTTGAGGTTGACTGTCAATAATTCTTTGTGTTTTATCAAGTATTGAACCTGTCTTAAATTCATAATTTGTAGACTCGGTTGAACTGTATGATGATTCCTTAAAATCAGTATCTTGTTGTGCAATGGCTCCTCCGGGTCCTACTTTAAACCCCGCATTACCTTTATATTTTGGAGATACCCATGTAAATCCCCCTTCAATACCACCCCCGTCACTATATGTTGGACCATTAGCCCCTAATTTTACACTCTGACTCGGTCCCTCATATAATTGAGCCATTTCAGACGGACCAAATACCGGTGCTTGTATTTCATTACCAAACTCATTAACCGGTAACGCCCTACTTGGAGAAAAAATCCTTGATGGTTCTGAACTTGTTGAACCTATGTAATAGTTGCTATTGTTTGTTGAAGTCCCAACAATTGCCCCACCAAGTCTATCAAATATTGTTCTATCATACCCCGGTTTGTATCTGTTATAATCTATATTTAAAAATAACCTACTTTTTTGACCTTGACCTGTATTATTTAAAAACAATTGAGAACCACTTTTAGTGGTACCCAATAAGTTTGCCAAGAATTGACCAACACCAGTTTGACCAATAGTATTATTGTAAGCGTTTTGTAATTGTTGTATTGTTGTTGGTTGTCCCGGATTTATACTCGGGTCGAAGTATGAACCCGGAATAGGTGATGTTGGCATATATGCCCCACCCAAACTCAAAGCTAATTGTGCTGCAGCAGTTATTGGATTTGCCGGTACGGTAATTTGATAATTTGGTTCTATTAAAGGTATTTGACCTGTAACTATACCAAACAAACCAGCACCATTATTAGTGTTTAAAAAATTGGCTTGTCCTAAAGTTTGTCTTACTATCTCCCTTTGTATTCTTTCTAAAAATTCTTTTCTTAATAACTTAGCACCTAATCTTACAATATATGAATCTGAAGTTATACTTCCGTTACTACCTGTGGGAGAGTCCGATAAAAGTATACTTAAAGGTGTGTAAAAAGACGGTACAAAGGTTGTTGGATATGGTTGTGCGTTTGGACCCCTACTATTATTGAGTTGTAAAACCTCAAGTGTTGAGAAAAATTCACCGGAATCTAAAACCAAGGATGTTGCGTCCCCATAAGCATTTAAAGACTTCCACCCACCTTGTTTGTTTGCCTCTATTGTTGCAGTATCAATAATATTTGCATCCTGAACACCATATTCCCCTTCATTTGAATGTGTGTTATTTAAAACATTTGGGTCCCTTGTTTCAACATATCCCCCATCAGAACCATACTGATTCAATGGATATAATTGATTCGCAAAAATAGGGTCGTCAATTAATTGGTCCGGACTATCAATAACGGAATAGTTTGATTGCACCACTTCAAAGTTAATTGGTGGTGTGGCCGGATTTGGTGATTTTGGATAGGGGGGTAAGTTCCTAACCACCAATCTATTTCTGAATATCTCCGATGATGGAAAATCTAAAGGACTTTGTGCCATTCAAACTATTTTTATATAAATAGATTATATTGTTTTTTTTATAGGTTCAATACCGCCTTTTTGAATGCCGCTATTTGATTTGCATCCAATCCAACAAATAATTCTCCAAATTTTTTCTTAAATTCGGGTGAGTCAACATAAGTCTGTAATTCTTTCGTTGATACTCCGGGTGCCGCCTCAATAACAAATTTTATTGTTCCTCCAAAATCAATTTTATTAATTTCTTTAATTGGTTCTTTTGTTGTTGCAGATGTTTTTGTAGAAGATGGGTTGAACGTTGAAGTTTTACCTAATTTACTTATTTCGGCATTAAAATTTTTACCAATTTTGTCAAGAACATTATTTAAAGTCTCATTACCTGATTCCTTAATTGTTTTTGCATATTTTTCAAATTCGTTAAGTTTTTCTTCAACATTAATTGATTTTCCACTAGCAAAATCACTCAATATTTTGTACACTTCTTCTGCGGCTTTTTGTGTTTCCCCTCTAAAAACTTTGGTATCAGGTAACGCTTGATTCAAATCTCTCGCCGACTTTGTTGCTAAACTTCTCATCGTTTCCGATATGTTTGTTACCACATCACTTGTAACAACACCATATTCTAACCTACCTTTAGCCCCCGATAAAGATGCTGCAATTGCCTTCATTGTTTCTAATTGTTGGTACGCAATATCTTCCATACTCATCGCACCTTTTAATTTTTGTTGTTCAAGTAATTTGTTAATTTGTTCTTGTGTTAACTCTTCTAATTTTCTTCCTTTCTCATCACCTTCTAATTTAACGACATAATTTCCTTCAGTATCCATTTGAGCAATGTTCTGAAGAAGAGCTTTATCTTCCGGATTTTTGAAAGAAATACTGGGTTTAAGTTGACTTAATAGTCTATCGAGATTGGAAGTTGCTAATGCGGACTTAGCTAATTCATCATATGCAATTCCGGTTTGAGATGCTAATTCTCTCATCTGTAACATACCCGCAGGAGATATTTCAAATGATTTTGTCTCTTGATTGAATCTTGTAAATTGTTTAGTCATGTTACCCAACGCCTCATTTAGACCTTTTGGATTCATCAGAGAATCATACATTAATTGGAATGGGTCTGTTAAACTTCCTACCGAAACACCCATTCTTTGGAAAGCAGATGATAACTCAATTGCACCTTCGGGAGATAATGCCTTATCCGCAATATTAAATGTTTCTCTCATACTGAAGTTTAACATCGATGCTTGAGCCGCCATTTTTGCTAAACCTTCTACACCACCTTCAAAATGATACTTATTTAAAACACTCATGTTACGGTTAACATCTTCTAACACATCTTTGGTATTCATACCAATATTTTGAAGACTAAAGACCGCTTTTTCTAACGCCGGACCAATTCTAGATACCTCTGTACCAACTTCTCTAAAATTTTCAACTAAACTTCTTGTCGAAATACCTGTGACCTTTGTTGTTGCAAAAAGTTTTTCAGCAACATCCGCTTGAGTTATGACATTTCTTTTCAGTGTTTCAGAAACATCTTTTATAACCTGATAAGCTTCTTCCGAAGTTCCACCTAAACTTTTAATTTCCGGAATAGTTTCACCAATAGTTTTAGATATTTCACTAATCCTTTGTCTTACCTGTCCAAAAGTGTTGTTGAGGTCTAAACCCATACCCCGAATTTCACCGAAAGCTTCTCTAAATTTAGGAACTAAAAGTTCTTCTGCTGCATCAACCCCAGCTTTTATAGTATCACCAAGACCCATAATAATTTACTTTTTATTATAAATAGATAAGGACTGAAATTTTCAGTCCTTATTCATATTATTTTCTAACCATTTATTCAAAAGATATTTTCTGATAAAAATTGGCATCCTTTCAAAATCAGAGTAATTTATATTCAAAAGTGTATTCAAATAATAAAACTCATCTATCTGATTTTTTCTATACTCAGAAGAAAGGGCGAAAGAAATCAACCCCAAAACTAACATTTACCGTTAGTTTTTCTCCTGATGGGGTTGTTGCAATTTTTTTTAAATCTAATCTTGGTTCATTCTCATTCATAAATTTTTGTATGAATTTAGAATCATAAATCGGTAATTGTTCTACAAACTTTGAAATATCTCCTAAATCTCTACTACCATTTACTTCAACAATTTCTTTTTGTAACCTCATTGTAACTCTTGGTGGCGTTCGTCCTTGTGGATACGATTCCAAAGATTTTGTTATTTGATTAGACTCACCAAAAGTCAGTGGTTTTAGTTTTATTGTTGCTTGACTTTTTGGTAAAGTTAATGTAAAAGTACCGTCTTCGTTAGGTTGTTGTCCTTTTACTACCGGTAATTCATCCAACATGAAGTTAGCTTGAAATTCTTTTTTTGTTTTAGGGTCAGTTAACGTGAGGGTTATTTCAGGACCAAAAGACGTATTTCTTAAAAAGATAAGGATGGCTTCAATATCACCATCTAACATATCTTCAACCTTAAAATCAGGTTCATAAATCTTATTTCTTAAAAGGTTAGTTGCAATGTCTCCACCTCCCAAGATAATATTCTCATCCATAGCGGTCAAATAACCAACTTTAACTGATTGTTTTTTATTTTTATAAAATACTCCACCTGATGGTAACGGTACCAAGTCATGAGGAAGTGTTAAATTTTGTTGTGCGTATTCTCTTGATTGACTATCCATATAAAAAAAATTAACCGTAGAAAGTTTATAGTTTCTCTACGGTTAAATATAATAAATTTTATTTTTTTATCAATACTATTAATAAACTAACACACATCTATCCATTCTCAATGTCGCAGCAATTGTTGCGATAGCGTCAGCATTGTAGGCCAATGTGTTGAAGTTTACATCTGTTAAGAAGGTTCCATAAAGAATCCATTTCTCAACAACAACTCCGGTTGGGTCCAACATCTCCAAATCAATGTCTTTCTTATAACCAGCAGCATATCCCATACGACCGGTAACAGATTCCGCATGTAAACGAACCCACTCCATAAGTGCTTGAGCGGCTGAAGGTCCAATTGGGTCTCTAAATGTTACGTTAATTGTTTGCCAGTTAAATCTACCAGCAACAAATGTTGAAGTATTTAAAAAAGGAATTTCGACAGGGTTAATAGTAATATGTGGTCTAGATGTTGATTCCACAAACCACTCATTTATTCCTAAAGTTGATGGAAACCTTAAAATGAATCGGTTTTGTCTTTTCGGTTCATAAGGTATCGGCATTTTCATTAATAAATCCGCCATAGTATGTTCTATTTAATTATTTGTTTATTGTTTATAAATAGTGTATTTTAAAAAATAATTCTATTTACTTTATTTTTAATTTTTTTTATTATTATTTATATCCAGTTCCAGTATCCAGTAATAAATATATTAAATTATTTAATATTCTTTTTTAATACCTCCAGCTGTTGAATATGTTTTAACTATATTATCTGGTTTATTTTCAAAATGTTTCTTCATTGCTTCGACATTTCTAATATCATCATCAGAAAACCCAATCTTTGGCATTTTTGGACTGAATTTATTACCCAAATCTTTTTTAATATATGCCTTTTTATTTAACATCGCCGCCATACCTCTTACATAAGAAACAAAATCATCCATCGCGATTATCTTTGCCTCTTCCGGATTCTCTGCGCCTTTTGGGTCTCCAAAAGAAACGGGGTTATATCTATTAAGTTCTAAATATGACTTAATTAAATCATTATCACTCATGTCTTCCTCATCCGCAAAAGTTCTAAATTTTCTAAGATTTTTAACAAGTTGTTCTTTATCAATCCCATTAAATCCACTTATAATATAGTTATAAACTGCTTGTTTTAAAGTTTCAGGGTTATGTCCTCTTGCGGTTATAATTGCAAAAATAGAACCATTATTAATTGATTCACGAAAGTCCTCAAATGCCGGACCTGGTTTTGCTCTCATAGCATCCACTAAAAATTGTTTGTCCCCCTCTGTTTTAAAATTTCTAAATGGTTTATCCGCATACCCAACAATAGTATCACCTTTATAGTTGAAATCTTTTTTACCGATTTCGTGTCTATGTTCGGCAAAATCTTCAGTTCCCATACCTACTTCTTCACCATCAATAGTTTTAACTATTATTTTTGTAGGCATTGAAACAATATTATCGTCCCAATCAAAAGCATAGTATTTCATGTCGGGGGTCCCTTCTTCTCTAAAACCTTCTAATATAAATCTTTTCATATAAACAAAGATAGGGGATAAATTAATATCCCCCATCATTTTTAAAATTATATATTCTCAAAAGAAGCACCGGTTGGAGTAATGAAGAACTCAATATTGATGAATTCAAGTGCTCTTGTTGGTTTAAGATAGATTTTACCATTTAATGTGTTTCTATCTAAATCTTCAGTAGATGAAGAAACCGTTACACGGAAATCATATAGACCTCTATCTCTTCTGATAGCATCTAATATTGGGTTCACACTATCCAAGAATTGTTGTCTAACTATTTGGTCGTTTTGTTCAAATAACAATCTAACCGCAACAGCCGAAATCAATTTACGTGCTTGTAATAACAATCTTCTAACATTCAATCTATTCAATGCAGTATCCGCAACTTGAAGAGTTTTGTTACCCCAAATTACTGTTCCTACATCAGAGAAGGTTGCAATTGGGTTAATTCTACCTTGATATAAAATATCTCTATCTTCTTGTGTTAGTTTAATTCTTGCTTTAACTGAATTAACAAGACCTCTTGTGTAACCCGCTGATGCGAACCAAGGGAATGAAATATTATCAGTCAACGCTAAGTTTCTACAAACTTCACCGGTTGGTGGAAGATATATTTGTGTGTTGTTTACAGTATCTCTAACAAGAATCCAAGGATAATATGTTGCCGTATAATTAGAATCTATACCTGTTTGGTCTAAGTTATCAATAGCTTCTTGAGGTAAAATATTGTTTGCTGAATCACCACCATCTGGTGTAAACATTTGATAATCAGGTGTTGTTGCAATGTAAATAGAATCTGCTCTTTGGTATTGAACCATGTTAATTGCCGCTTCAGCTACATTACTATTATTCACATAATCAATACCTGTTGTTGCAAATACGTTGATATTTGTCGATTCAGGATTTGAGAATGTTGAAATACCTAATAAGTAAGCGTAGTAGTCAGTGTTAGCCCAATCAACCGTGTTTTGATTGATTACAATTCTCTTGAACATACCATCACCGGTTGCGGTTGGGTATCTTGTACTTGGAGATGCTCCGGCTAAGTAACCACTTGAACCTAATTGGAATCTATCACCATTAGT